GTCCGAGTGCGTAACGCTTCACACACTCTGCGATGGTCATCGGCTCTGGCTCGTCAATGTCGCCGTTCAGTAGGCGCTCAATATGAAAGGCTTGCGCCTCTGCGATGTAGTCGCCCCACTCATCATCACGTGGCCTGCGCCTACCGAGTGATATTGGTCGGTCTACGTCTACGTATTCCTCCCACGTCTCTAGGTCGCCATAAGCGAGCCACCTGCTATTTCCTCTCATGTGTCTATCTCCCTTCACCTACCACGATACTTGTAGGCCATATCAAAAGCAAATATTTCTTATGAGCCCCGCAGCGGTTAACAATTCAAGGGACAGACGTGTACCGGGGCTCGAGAAGAAAGTAAGCGACACGGATTCTGTACGTGGCGTTTACTCCCCGGTGGGCTTAGCGATTCCGGAGTTCTCGGTAAGAGATTCCGAGTTGCTTGGCATAGCGCTTGTCTGCCTTGCGCTGCGTGTCACGGTGACGGGTCTGATACCAGTAACGCCGTGCTGCCCACTTCACCCCTGCGTACCAAGAGCGAATGTATGTGTAGCCAGCGTCGGGCTTGCCTTCGGGAATGATGAAGAAGTTTCTCATGACTACATCGTATGTGAACGCTATGTCAGAAACCAAAGTCCTTGTTTAGCCCCGCATGTCATAAAGACGAGACGTACACATGTGCCGGGGCTCATGAGATATGTAAGCGCCACCCGAGTAGGTGACGCTTTGAGAAAGCCTTTACAAGACCTTCTCCAAGCCAGCCCTACGGGCAGCAGACATAAAGTCCTCTGCCTGTCGGTAACTGCCACACACGGTCATGCCCGCGACGACTTCTTTGCCGTCACGCATTTCCCATGCGGTAATCACCAAGCCAGCAATGCTGAACTTCAGCACTTGTTCCATTTTCACCCCCTTCCGAGTTACGATTTCATCATATTGAGACGCAATCTCAGAAACCAAGTCCGTGGTTGAGCCCCGTATCCGTGATTTATTCTCCGGGGCTAATGGGAAAAAGAAACGCCACCCGTGAGGGTGACGCTCCTTATTCTTAGCGAGAGCAGGTCACGAATGGACGGAACATCTCGGCGAGCAGGTCTTTCTGCTCCTGCGTGGCGTTCACGAGAACTGCGAGAATCTCGCCGTCCCAAACTTCCACAACTCCCTGAACCGTCTCGGCAACTGCCTCTTGCGCTGTCTGCGCACGAGTGTGGTTGTCCTGCTCCATGAGGTCGCCCGAAGCGTCCCTCCAAAGAGCGGTGATGACGAAAGTACCCATGATGACTCCTTCCAGTCGGTTTGTAGGCACGAGATAAGAGTAGCGACAGGCTGTATCAGAAACCAAATCGACATATCCGAGCTTTAAGCCCCGCTCGTCAACCACATCACCCGGGGCTTCGGGCAAATAAATACCGCCCCGAAGGGCGGCACTTATGTCGCAGCCCGATCAGGGCGGGCTTCCGTTTAGAACTCCACCTCGACGTCGGTGTCGTGGCTCGGCTCCCACGCTTCGCACTGTCCGCACAGGTAGTCAGGGCCGTCCCAACTGCCGATGTAGGTCCCGTGCTCGCAGTACAGGCTCGCCTGATACGCGGCCTCGCGCTCGTCGTGCGCCTCATTGCGCTCGCAGTAGGCGTCGTAGTGCGCTTGGCAACGTGGGAACGATGACCACCCACGCCATGCAGGCATGAGTTCGACTACGCCTTCGCAGTCGATGTCGTAGCAGCCGTTATCAAGGCAGTCGTCGTGGGTAAGGGGCGTTTCGTGTTCATCGTGAAGTGTCATAGCGCAAGCGTACGGGAAGGCAATATCAGAAGCAATACCTTTAGTAGTCCAGGCTGCTATCACCCCGGATCGGCCTTCACCTGTCTGCGCAGCCCCGTTGTATTGGGTTATGTGGCGGGGCTCGAGAAAGAAAGTGGGCAGTACGGGGGAAGGGTATCCCGTACTGCCCCTTACCGAGCCTGAAATGGAGAAAGGCTACAAGGTAAGTTCTTAGCGAGTTTTCATTCTTTTGTATCGGTACTTTGCCGTGTGTCGGTACTTGCGAGTACCACTAGGTGTTCCGAAAGTTCCACGCTTGACCCGTCTGCTCGTCATGGGCAATCTTCCCAAACTTCGCCACCGTCAGTCATGCGCAGTTGGCAGTCGTTGTTTTGTGGCAGGAATATCCGTTGTCCGACACTGAGATTAGTTCCGTATGTATCTACGGCATCATCAAGTGCTTCTCGTAAGTTCCCGTCACACTGACCCTGAACAATGTCGTACAGCGTCACGCCCTCAAAGACGATTACTTCACTGCTGTCGCAGATGTAGGCGTTGATTGCTTTTTCCGTTTGCTGATAGAAAAAGAAGGCGACTGCAAGTGCAATCCCAATCAGAATACCGAGCAAGATGTTTTGTGTTTTCACGGCTTTCCCTTCGTTGTCCATGTAAATAATCGTACTGATAGGCAATATCAGAAACCAAACTACTTCTTTCTGATTACGGAGTAGATGTAGGCAAATGTGAGCCCCGCAATGAAGCCTATGAATAATCCTTGGTAGTAGCGAAATGCGTTCATGAACATACTGTACCAGTAATGATTATTGCCTGAACTCTGCTTCGCTTGCGAGCCACTCACCGACTTCTGTTGGGAAGATGTTCTTCTCCCACACAACATCAAGCCATTGAGAGCATGCCGAGTGTTCGTACAAGTCGTACGGACCGTAAGCAGGAGTTGCCAGTATTTTGTTCCACGCCTTGTAGAGAGCGTGGTCAGCGTCAGACCAGTCAGTCGTGTCCAAACCTTCGTAGATGTCCTTCATGGTGTTCCCTTCGTTGTCCATGCCTTAGATATTACTCACAGCCTGTATCAGAAACCAAGTATCCCTAGACGCACCAGTACGGGGCTTCGAGCTCGTTTTAGAACAGGCTGTCTTGTTTAGGACCTTGCCCACAGAAGTTGTGTCTGTATTTCCACAGTTCGCTTTCAACGGCGAAAACTGTTTTCCCACTACTCTTCAGCCAAACCTCAGCAAGCCTAAGAGAAGTCAAAGAACCGGGGTCTACCGGTTGACCACAGACGCAACAAGTATAAAGAGGTGGCAATGAAGACATAGCCGAAGCGTATCAGCCCCGATGTAACGCCGCTACCAAAGTCCGAGAAGTCTTGTAGAAAGAACTACGACATAGCAAGCGAGTACGAGTCGCAGGGCGTTGTCTACCACAGCGACATCGCTTGGTCTACCATCTCGTAGAAGTGCTCATCGCAGATGATGGTGTGCTTGCCGTTCACTCGGCGTCCCTCCAAGTTGCCACAGCACTCGGTGTTGCGAGCACCGATGAACTCGCAGGTATCGGTATTGGTGGTGTTGTCCATAGTCATAATAATACTAACTCCCTGTATCAGAAACTAAAACCTCAATCTGAGCCCCGCCCGAAGTTCGAAAGAAAGAGTGACCCTTTCGGGCCACTCCCTTTCTCAGGCTTCGACTGCCTCAGGGTTGCCCCTGCGCCAGTTCTCCATGAGTGCCTCGGCCTCGGCCTCATCGCGAGCGATGCTCGTGTAGACCTGCGTGCGCCCATTGCGCGTCACCCACACGTCGACGTACAGTCCAGTGCGTGTCACCTTGAAGGTTGTCTCCATTGTTGTCACCTCCTTCCCTTCCATACCACCACACTAGCGAGACGCTATGTCAGAAACCAAAGAAGGTTGAGCCGGGGCTCTGACCGAAGAAAAGCGACCCTTTCGGGCCGCTTCTCTCTCAGTGTTTCTCAGACCCAGTCGGCTGGGTCAAACGGCTTCTCGTCTGGCTGTCGGAGTGCTTGCTTCCAACCGTTCCAGCCGTTGTAGTAGTACGACCCCTCGAATCGTCCGAGGATTCTGTCGAGCGTATCGCAGACCTCTGTGGTGTCTGCTCGGTCGTTGAGTAACTCGAGTAACTCGCTTACAGCAACTCGGATTTCCTCAATGGCTTTCACTCCAGCCGTGATGGTCATGTCCTTGTCCCTTCCATGTTCCACGTGGAACATCTCGTTGTTCTTCATGTATTTCACTGTATCGAGTGGCCATATCAGAAACCAAATCGGCCCGATGAGCCCCGCCCCCCCCACTTCCTCGGGGGTTAGTCCCCCGAGTAGTTGTTGTAGTCGTGCTTCTCACCCAATTCACCACATTCGGCGCACTTGTAGTACTCCGTAGCCGACCAAGTTCCGAGCCTGCTGTTGGCATAGTGCGTGACCGAGCCAACCCGTCGCCATTCGTGCTGGCGTGTCTTCGTGGCTTCGCAAGTTGCGTAGCGCATACGCTTCGTGCGTGCTTCGCTCGCTTCGGCAGACAGGTCATCAGGGATTTCACCTGACCGTTCGTCTCTGATAGTGCTCACACCTTCCTCCTTTGGGAGAGCCCTTCCCTCCCGACAAGAGAAATACTACGAGAACGCAACATCGGAAACAAAAGGCAAGATTTCGCGGGGCTCCGGCGGCATAACCGGTCTACACTTATTACGTGGCAGATAAAGATAAAGAGAAAAAGAAAAAGAAAAAAGATAAACCGGCAAAGGTGAAGCGCCGAGAGCGCAGACCTAGTTGTTGCCCTATTAGGTAGTCCAGCGAGCCTCTACAAACTCGTGTACTTTTGGTGGACAGTTATCTCTATGGAATGGGTCGAGAAGCGAACCGTTTAGTTCTTTAGCGATAGATGGCTTTATCTCTAATAGATAGTTGTAATACACCTGCCCGTAGCGAATAGTCTCATCAGTTCTCGCTACATACTTCAGCATTACATCAGCAAGAAACTCTAAGTAGTTCATATAGCAAGTCTGTCTCGTACTCCCCGAAGCATTGAAGAAGGAATTACTGCGTAGCCAGCGTGATGACGCTCTCTTTCAGTTTCTCCGCCCCAAACTCCATAAACTTCTCCATTTTTGCGTGCCATATCACGACACTCAATTTGTACTGGGCAACTAGCGCAAACTTTCTTTGCTTTTTCTTCACGCCTATCTCGTGCCTCTGGTCTTTCACCGTTCTTCCCATAGAAAAGATAAACCTTTCCGTGGCAAGGTCGCTTTGTTTCAGTAACTGTCGTCATATCGGTAAGTGTAATCCTTTGTCTCAATAATCAGCAAGTGGCATCACGATAATCGGAGTTTGCTCGCCAACCCAAGCGCCGACAATGTTGTAGTCCACATACTCAACGGCTTCTTCCCATTCCATACCGTCTCGTTCCATACAAACTTTCACAAGTCCATCATATGAGTAGACAGCAAGTGTCGGTTCGTTTATGCGCTGTGAGAAACCGAGAAACGCCTCATCAAACCCGTCAATGAGAAGCGTGTTCTCTTCCATTTCTTTGAGAGCATCATCTATGCGAGAGCGTGTAAGAGTTGCTGTTTGAGAAACCCAGCCTCGTTCTTCTCCGATTTGTTTCCAGTCATTCAGAGATTTTCCAACGAATATGTCTTCAGGTCTTATCTGTTCGCTCATTTTTGCTCCAATGCCGTGTGGACTAGATAATCTATCCAGCCTTCTATCTCTCCACACTCTGAACATATTTCGGTTTTGTTGTCTCGCCGTGAGATAGCACCTGGGTAAGCCCCGGGTGTGTCGTTGTTCGGAATGAACCCATCACAACTTGGGCAGATGATGTTCTTGTCGGTCATACTTTCTCCAAGTAGTAGAAACGAATGTCTTTGTAGAACTCTCTCGGCTTGTCGGTGATGTCGTACACGGCGTCGCATTGGGCGCAGAAGTAATTCTCCCTTACCCATACATCCGATGTCGGCTCGCACTCAACCCACTCACCGTTGATGTTGCTACACGGATAGAAACCTGAAGTGTGTGGTCTGTTCCCACACGAACACTCCAACCAGTCTTCGCTTGCGAGTATCGCTGTGCTTATTTCCATATCTACGACATTACATAGACGCTGTATCAAAAACCAACACGCACACGCCGGGGCTCAGCTGTCGATTTAGTTTCTGACATTGCCTATCTGTATCGTTATTGGTGTGACAGGGAAACTTGTCGCCTCGGCTCTCAGACAGTTGGAGAAACGAGACTTACCCAGCAAGCCTCTCCAGAGATAAGGCTCTGTCGGGCGAGTGTCCTAGGCACTCAGCCCTTCATCCGTCCTCTTCTTGCGAAGCAGCCGCCACGGGTCGTCTCGCCAGCGGGCAGGTACCGCCCAGTCTGGGAGTTGGGGCGAGAGGTTTCCCTTTCTTACTGCCTGAGCCCCGCGTTGAACTCTCGGATTATTTGTTTGGGTCGCACTTCGTCATTGACGGTGAATACCCAGTTCGGATTGTCAAGCAAGTCTTTGACTGTTTCTGCCTCAGGGCTGGAGATGAACATCTTTGCCGTTTCGGGTCGTGGTATTTGTTCGTCATAGATTGTCCAGCCACGAATACCCATTTCCGTAAGTTTCAGCCGATACTTGTAAGCAGTCCGATACAGCATTGTGTCTGTTTCTTGCGTGGAAAATCCATTGGCATCTACGTAGATACCACGATAACCATTGCGCCCAAACTGTTCAGCAATCGCTAATGCGTTGCCTTCACCTGAGACAACACAGAATACGACTTGGCACATCTCGGCAAGTTTGTCGTGCGTTACAACATCAGTAAAGCCGAGTTTTTCTGCGTTATTGCGACTTCTTTTCGACCTTCCATCAGAAGCCCAATAGATTTCGTGTCCGTTATCTTGGCAGAGTTTCCCTAGCGTTGAGCCCATAGAGCCCGTAGAGATAATCCCAACCTTCATTATCCGAGGCGCATTGCTCCAAGAGACTGGCTGGTTGCTCCGAGTGACTTCTCGGTTGGCGTAGAAACATCAAGAGAGATGCGTTGGAGTATTACTTCCAGTTCGTCAAGTTTCTTGTTCATCTCGGTTACTTTGTTCAGAATATCTACTATGTGTTGTTCCATACCCTTGACGATAGCAGTATTATCTACCCGTGCGCCTATTTCTTGACCACGACCTACTGGCATTGGACTTCCCATATGACCAAGACCAAGTTGCTGAAATCAAGCAGATATCCGGGGCTAAGTGGGACAAAGTATCGAAGCTGTGGAAAGTACCACTCGGCTCAATAGGTGAAGTCAGAGAGTTTGCCCTAAAGCACGAGTTTGAGGTATCTGAGGAAGTATTGCTGTTCACGCCCCCTAAGAGGCAGACAAAGCGAGGTGCTTATCTCAAAGGCGACTGGATATTCATACAAATCCCTTACGACAAAGTGATAATCAACGGCGTCAAAAAGATACCCGGTATCACTTGGGATAAAGGCGAAGTCGCTTGGAGAGCACCCGTAACCTCGGCTGAGGACACTATCTATTGGGCTGAGTCGTTCTCAGTATCCGTAGACGCAACGGTATTCCAAGTTGCTGATGAGATGAAGTCTAAGTTAGAGGAACTACAACAAGCCTCACGCTCGGTAGACGCTGAAATAGAAGTTCCACTATTACAAGGAAGTTTGTTGCCGTATCAGAAAGCCGGCGTTGCTTATGCCACCCGTGCGAAGCGAAGTTTCATTGCTGATGAGATGGGGCTTGGCAAGACGATACAGGCAATAGCGACATTGGAGTATTCGTCAGAGAAAGATGATGTTTATCCAGCAGTCATTGTTTGTCCACCAACACTTGCGCTGAACTGGAAAGCAGAGTGGAACAGGTGGTTGCCCCACAGACGGGTATCCGTGGTAAGTAACCGTAAAGACTTTCCGGAGCCCCGTACGTATGACGTCGTCGTTGTCGGCTACTCAAACATTCAGCATTGGGAGAAGCAACTCACTGGGCATAACTCATATGTCTTTGACGAAAGCCATTACGCCAAGACACCAACTGCCCAACGAACCAAGTCGGCTATCAAGATGGCAAAGAGCGCACCGAAACACGGCATTGTGTTGTGCCTTACTGGAACACCCGTAACCAATAGACCAGCCGAATATGCCAGCCAACTAGACATTATTGGGAAACTGAAAGAGTTTGGTGGCTTGTGGGGGTTCTACCGAAGGTACTGTAACGCCTTCCAAGATAGGTTCGGTCAATGGAACATCAGTGGTCACTCACACTTAGACGAACTCAACGACAGACTTCGTGGTACTTGCTACATACGCCGTACCAAGTCGCAGGTGTTATCTGAACTGCCACCCGTAGTTCACAGTCCAGTTCTTATTGAGGGCACTGAGTCGGGGCTCAAGGAGTATGCGAAGGCAGAGCGAGACATCATCAAGTACATCACCGATAGAGCGAGAGAAATCGCACTGGAACTCGGAGAAAGCCCGTACTCGGCTGCCGTTGTGGCACGAATAAAAGCAGAAAGCAATGAACACCTAGTCAAGTTGTCGGTTCTCAGACGGCTCGCAGCGAAGGCAAAGATGCCCGTAGTTGAGGAGTGGGTAAAGGAGCGCATAGCAGACGGAAAGAAAGTTGTTGTCGCAGCGCACCACCGAGACATTGTTGATGAACTTGCTAAAAAGTTCGGAAACTTGCGTATTCAGGGAGATATGAAAGTCACCGACATTGAGGAACAGAAGCACAAGTTTCAGACGCTGCCCGTAGAGGAAGCGCCAGTAATCGTTCTGTCCATTCAGGCAGCCAAGACAGGGCACACACTCACGGCAGCCCAAGACATTGTGTTTGTGGAGTTACCGTGGACGCCAGCCGACCTTGACCAAACCTACTCACGGCTTCACCGTATTGGACAGAAGGGAAGCGTGACGGCGACCTACTTGCTTACCGAAGGAACTATTGACGAGGAAATCTACTCACTCATTGAGAAGAAGCGTGGTGTAGTGAACGCAGCAGTTGAGGGTGGAGAGTTCGCAGGTTCGTCAGCGTCACAGTTGGTGATGAAGTTCTTGGACAGGCACTAGCCGGGGCTCCAAACCAGGGCAAGAAAAAAGCGACCCGTGTGGGTCGCCCTTTCCTTGTCGCCCTTTCGGGCTTGCGCTCAGCCAGCGAGCGTTGAGACGAGCCTCAGGATGCTCTGGAGAGAGGCGACCGTCTCCTTGAGTTGGTCGTTCTCCTTGTGGAGTTCCTTGATGTAGTCAGACCAGATGGTCGCTTCGTTTGGCGACAACCCGACAGCCTGACCCTCGACGAGGTTGATGGTGGACATGACCTTGCTCCTTCCGTAGTAGGTACTAAACACTGTACAAAGAGGCAATGTCAGAAACCAAGAGCCCCGGCGCGCTCCTTAGTTTCTGATGTGGCGTGTGATTACGCTTATTGCTAAGCATACGCACGAACGAAGGGGGGTGAAGAAAATGGAACAGTGGCAGGAAGAGGGCTTTTCTTCGGAAGAAGAGTTCCACGAGTTTCAGCGAAGCATGGCTGAGCAGGAAGAGCGAGCAGAGTTCATCATGAGCTTTGTCGCTGGTGGTGGCTTGTCAAGCGAGGCGAACATCGCTTGGGCAAACCACACCCTTTGGCGCGGGGAGTAACCTACGCGGCGCGGGGGCAAGGGCTGGCAACCCTTGTCTCTTGCTTGCGTGTGTGCCGGGGCTGTCAGGCTTTCGGTTCGGGCTTTACGCCCATAATCTCATCAGCAATGAGTTTGGAATACTTTTTGCGCAAACGCCATATTTTTTGGTTGAGTTCAGCCATAGCGTCTGTCTCACGGGCTTTGCGAATAGCGTCTCTGTCGTAAACGCCAAACTTTTTGAACAATATGTCGTCAATGTCGTTGTTCTCAATGATGATGTCGGTAATCCAGCCCGACTGCTTGTCTATGCTCATTAGAAGTTCACACATACCTTCGTAGCCAAACTCTGAGAAGATACGGTTCACGACTAGCGAGCAGAAGTGAGACCGGTACATAATCTCGGCGTCTGCGCTCTTGTTCATAAACTCACTCAGCCAAACAGCGAGTTCCTCACGAGTTGGTTCAGCGTCAAACGGGTTGTCGTCAGGCTCAAACTCATGTTCATTGTCCATTGACACCAGCCTTCACAGTGCGGGGCTTACTGTTCAATGGTATCTCTACTGGCCGTCAAGCCAGTGACAGAATAACTTGCTGTGCGAGTACCTTCTTATTTGTAACCCACGAGTTGTTGTTCATTGACGCCAATGCTCTTTCGTCAGGCTTTGCGTCTCGGTAGTGGTCGAGATACTCAACGATTGCGTTGTAAGCACTCCACCCGTTGTACCCATAGCCTGCGCCGTTCTTATCATTTCCGTAGATGCCACGAACGAGTGCGACTACTCCGTCACGGTTCTTTCTCTGTCTATCCGTGTCGGTTGGCTTTGTTGGGAATACGCCGTCAAGTATCTTTGTGAGTTGCTGACTTTTATCAGGAACGCTAATCGTGAGAAGTTTCTCGGCTGTTTCTTTGAACGACTTAGCCCATTCCGTTGAGATTTCTAGTACTTTTTGCGCTTCCTCAATGGCGTGGTCTGCGTTACGAGTGTGACGAGCCGTGAATACCCGTGGCGCACTGCTCATTCCTGCGATTACCGTGTTCTTACATACGGCACGAATAGAAGTATTTGCGAACGTAATCGGCGTCTTTCCGTCGTGTCCATTGCGAACGAGTAGATAACGCTCAATCTTGTCGTTGATACCCGTAGGGTCTATGACGAGTTGCCCCAAGTCAAGTGACGAGAAGAACTCACGCCCACCGTCTAGCACGCCACAGGTGTCTACTACTGCGTCTCCCTTGCTAGCCCCGACGATTGCGAGCGCATAGTCAAGACATTCACGGTTCTGCTGTACGACATAGCGTGTACCGACCGTGGCTAATCCGTCAAACGAGCCGTCGGGGTTCACTCTGACCGTTGCCCGACTGTCCTCAATGACGACTGCTGTGCCGTCAGCATTTCTAATGAGATTTCCGTCTGCGTCTACGACTGCGACCTTCGTGGTTACCACGTCATAGTCAGCCTGCGCTGCCTGAAGCATTGCCTCTGCTGTCTGTAGTCCCTTCATTGCCACGCCAAGCCTGTGCCACGGGATTTCCCTGTCGGCGTACGCCATCTTCGCTACACCCTTAGCGTCTATTTCCAACCCGTGTGCCATTTCGTGTGCTTCTCCGTATGTCTTAGTTAGATTTATCTGAAACATACCACACACCCTGTGTACTACAGGGTAAGCCGGGGCTCGAGAGCTCCGAAACGCAGGGGGTGCGTCTCGGGCTGACGATTACTCTTCGTCTTCGTCTTCGTCGTCGCAAGAGCCGAACAACTCTTGCCAACACTTCGGGTGCGTGCCCGAGATGATTTGCTCTCGGTCTTCTGCCGACAGGAACGGGAACGCGTCTTGTGCGTACTGTCCTGCGCTGTACGCCTCAATACCTCGCAAGCCTTCCTCGGCTGGCATAGTGAGCGTGCCTTCTTCGCCACAGTGGCAGCACCTCTTGGTGCTGACGGTGATGGTTTCGGTGGTGGTGGTCATTGGTTTCTCCCTTCACTAGACAGACTACCCGTAGGCAATATCAGAAACTAATCCGACTACTCCCCGACCTCAATGCGCTGGGTCGGGTGAATAAGCGTGCCGTACTTCTTCACATAGTCGTAGTCGGCTTGCGACAGGTTGCCACGACAATACTGGCGAACTATGCCACTAATCGTGTCGCCTTCCTGAACGATATGCGTTGCCTTCTCGCAGGTGTACGGTTCGGTAATCGCCTTCCATACCGACCACACTGCCACGACAGCCAACACTGCCACTGCTACTGCTACTGCCTTGTCCTTCATTGTTCTCATTGGTTTCTCCCTTCATCATCAAAGGTAGGGAATACTGAAACACAAGTCAAGCATTTGCGAGCCTTATTCCATAAGGGTTTGCGCTACTTGCCTGAACGATACGCCCCAACTCCGATAGTCACGGCGATAGCGAGCGACATAATGAGCGCAATGAGAATATTCACCTACTGATGATAAGTGTTAGCCGGGGCTCA